ATGCTTGCTCTTAGAGCTTTCGAAGGGATAGTCAATGATGATAAAATGCTTATTAAAAAATATCCTGAAGATTTTACTTTGTATTATGTTGGCAATCTTTCTGACAGCGACGGTCGCTATTACGTTGAGAATAGTGATGAGTCCCACATTCCTGTCATGGTTGGTCGCGCCGTAGAATATGTGCAGCCTGTTGACAGTGATTCTACTAAATGATAATCTGATAAAGAGCGTATCAGGAAAAGGACGGTCTCGTGGAGATCGTCCTTTTTTTGTACGCCACGCGCGCCGCGTCTAGGCGCCTTCGAAAGGAGGTGAAACTATGAAATTTAAGACAGCTTATGATCCCGTAGAAGAACACGATCATTGCGGCATTGAATTTACTATGCCGTCTTTAACCGTACAGGACGAGAGAGACGAGACTGATATTAACTATATCGTCAATAAGTATGCAGATGGTCAGAAAGGCATAGCTACTCTGGACCTCGGCGATAGTTCGCAGTACGCTTACCTGCAGTTCGGAGATGCAACGCTTCCCGGTGACTACAGTACAGCTCTTGAGCTTGTGTCTGGAGTTCGTGAAGAATTCTACAATTTGCCCGCTTATGTCCGAGCGAAATTTGGTCACGATCCTATGAATTTCATCAACCATTTAAACGATCCCGAAACGCTCGAATATCTCCGACGAGAAGGCTTGTATGGTATCAGAGATACTTCTTACGAACAACAACAGTCCGTAAATACTAAACAAAAAGAAGAAGAAAGTAACACTTTAGTACAAAATGATGAAGAAACACAAAAATAGGCGTCACCGAAGCCAGTTACTTACTTGATGTAACTGGCGTAGGTGACGCAAAATTAAACTAAAACCTAAGAATGATTTGCTTTAGGATAATTCTTAGGTTTACACATCCACATCGCAAGAAGGTGAAAATTTGGCTCGAAAAATTAGAGTACGAGGTCATCGCTTTAGCGATGCTCCTTCAATGTATATGCGGCGGACTAAATTCGACCGCTCGCATGTTTATAAGACAACGTTTAATTCAGGTAAGCTCATACCTGTATTTGTTGACGAGGTATTGCCTGGCGATACTACTCGTATGTCTGTTAATTATTTTGCTCGCTTGGCTACTCCTATTAAGCCTATTATGGATAACATTTATCTGGACTGGTTTTTCTTTTTTGTCCCGAACCGCCTTGTTTGGGATCACTGGCAGAACTTTTGCTTCGAACAGGAAGACCCTGATGACAGTACTGATTATGTCATTCCTACTGTTACCGCTACTGGTAACTCTGATAACGCTTATGTAGGCTCTCTTTGGGATTATTTCGGTTTGCCTGTAAATCCGGCTGGCAATTTGTCTGGTATTAGTGCTTTGCCGTTCCGTGGTGTTTACCTTATTTGGAATGAATGGTTTAGAGATGAAAATCTTCAGAAATCCGTCAAGATTCAGAAAGGCGATACTAACGAAGTTTTAGACTCTGCCCGATCTTCTGAACAGCCTTCTTGGGTTTTCTCGTCAGGTACCGATATTATTCCCGGTCTTGCCTGTCCGCCTCGTGGTAAGCGCCATGACTATTTTACTTCCTCTCTTCCATGGACCCAGAAAGGTCCCGGCGTTGAATTGCCTCTCAATGGCAATGCTCCTCTTCTTTCCGCTCATGATCAAAAGCAGTTTCAGCTTATGTTTCCGTCCTTTAAAGGCTATAACCCCGGTAACCTTGCCGGCATTGTCGATACTACTAGTACTAATAATGCTCAATTCGTTCAGATTACTCCTGAAGGTGTTGCTGATTGGGGTTACGCTGATTTAAGCGGTGTAAGCGCCGCTACCATTAATTCTTTGCGTACTGCCTTCCAGATGCAAAAATTCTACGAGCGCCTTGCTCGTGGTGGTAGTCGGTACACAGAGGTCTTACGCTCTTTCTTTGGCGTAGTTTCTCCTGACGCCCGTCTTCAGCGTCCGGAGTTTCTTGGCTCCTTTACCAAAATGGTAAATGTCAATCCAATAGCTCAAACTTCTGCAACCAACGATACCTCTCCTCAAGGCAATCTCTCTGCTTATGGTGTTACTGCTTCCAAGTTCCATGGTTTTACTAAGTCTTTTGTCGAACATGGTTATGTTTTTGGTTTTGTATGCGCTCGTGCCGATCTTACTTATCAGCAGGGTATTAACAAGATGTGGCTTCGCTCTACGGTTTATGATTTTTATTGGCCCACGTTCGCTCATCTTGGCGAACAGGCTATTGAGCTTCGTGAGATCTATGCTCAGGGCACTGAAGCCGATACTACTGTTTTTGGTTATCAAGAAAGATATGCCGAGTATCGCTATAAACCTTCTCAGATTACAGGTAAGTTCCGCAGTTCTGTAGTTAATAGTTCTTTGGATAAATGGCATCTCTCGCAGTTCTTCCAAAATGCCCCTGTTCTTAACGAGGAATTCATAGTTGAAAAGCCGCCTATTGATCGTATTATCGCTGTTCCCAGTGAACCTGAATTCTTGCTTGATATAGGATTCCGCTACACTACAGTTCGTCCTATGCCTATGTTTGGTACACCCGGTCTTGTTGACCATTTTTAAGGAGCTGATTTTATGTCATGGTTATCTGATACTTTAGGTTCTGTAGCTGGCTCCGTCTTAGGTTCCTCTGTCCAGAATCATTATAATTCTGCTGGTGCCGAACAGCAGAACGAGTGGAATGTTGAAAATTATAAACATCGTTATCAATGGGCCGTAGAAGATATGCGTTCTGCTGGTCTTAATCCTGTTTTGGCCGCCACTAACGGCATAGGCGGTTCTATATCTGGAGCTTCAGCCGCTTCTGTAGGCATGAGCGATATAGGCTCTACGCTTAACTCTGCTAAAGCCGCTAGTGCCGCTGAAAGGCAGGCCAAGAATGCCGAGCATCTTGCAATATCTCAAATTGATAAAAACGTCGCAGAAGCCGATTCTGTGCGTCAGAGCACCCATGGAACGGTCCTCCAAAACGGTATACTTGCAAATGATTTAAATCTTCGTGAGCAGACTTATGAAAAACGTCTTGGTTATGAGCTTGAAAGGATGAATTTGGAGCTTGAAAACCTTCGTCTTCAGGGTTCTTACCTTAGCTCTGGTATTTTGAACAATATCGCTTCTGCTAACCGTGCTAATTCTGCCGCTGCTTTTGATAGTATTCAAACTGAAATGGCAGGTATGGAGCGTGATTTTTATAAGAACATCGAAAGTCTTACAGGTACTCCTAGATCTGTCGCTGGTGGCATTGGCTCTGCTGTTAAAAATGTTTTAAGTTTTTTTGGTGGTCGTTATTTTGGAAGGAGATAATTTTATGTCTAGCAAAACTACTATAATTCTTACTTTTATTGTTTCCGTTGTTGTTCCTTTTATACAAGAGGTTGTTGATCTTATTGAGGCACTCAAAGGTAGAGCTTCTTCGAATACTGTTACTGCTAAAAAGGTTGCCTCGGATTTTCAAACCGATGTTGCGCAACTTGTTGAGCCAGTTGTTAATAAAAATGATTCTAAAAAGACTGGCCGTTTTTTCGGTTCTTGGAGGGATGCTAAATGAGACGTCGCCGTTTATCTAAACAAGGTTCACGACGCCTTTTTCGGCGTACCTCCAGATCTCGTCGTAAAAATTTCAAGAGAGTAGGACGAGGTGGATTTAGGATTTGACATTCTGACTTAATCCTGATACAATCGGTATAGGTGATTAATATGGTTTGTTATAATCCTATGCTTATGTACCCAGTTGAGGGAGCGATTACAAAAAATGGAAAACAACATTATAGTTTTTACGGTAGCCTTGCCTCTCACCCTGAGCTTGCTGGCGATACTCGTTTCATTCGTTGTGCTTGCAGGCAGTGTATCGGTTGTCGTCTTGAAAATAGTAGACAATGGGCTGTCCGTGCTGTTCACGAAGCCCGTTCTTCGTCTTCTGCTTATTTCGTTACTTGCACTTTCGACGATTATCATTTGCCACGTGATAAAAGCTTAAGCAAGAAATTTCATCAGACTTTTATTAAAAATTTTCGTCGTGAGTATGGCAGTGGTATTCGCTTTCTCGGCTGTGGTGAATATGGTGAACTTCATGGTCGCCCCCATTATCATTACATTTTGTTTAATATTGATTTTGATGACAAAATTTTTCGGTTCCGTACAGACGGTTATAATACTTATACTTCTGCTCGCTTTGCCAAGGTATGGAAATATGGTATGCATCTTATTGGTGAGTTTAGTTTTGACGCTGCTGCCTATGTCGCCCGTTACATAGTTAAAAAGCAGACTGGCAGTAAAGCTGCTGCTCACTATAAAGGTCGCATTCCCGAGTTCATGGTTGCTTCCAATCGTCCCGGTATAGGCGCTAAATGGCTTGAAGAGCATGGCGAGGAATGTTATTCCAATGATTATGTTGTTATCAATGGTAAAAAAATGCGTCCTCCTAAATATTACGACAAAAAATTTGACGAAACGCATCCTTACTGGATGGAATTCATACGTAATAATCGCATTGAGAAGATGATGCATAACCTTGAAAATAATACTTTTGAGCGTTTAATTGACCGTTGTAGAGTTCAGGAAGGTAAATACAAACATTTTCTCGGAAGGAAACTTGACAAAGTATTATGACTGTGTTATTATTTAGTCAGAAAGAAGGTGATTTTATAGACAATTTCTCAACTGAATTTGAGGCGATTAAAGCTTATTGTGAGAATAAAGGCTTGCCTTTTAATTTTGTATTTAGAGGTTCTAAATATGCCGCTTACAAGCTGAAGCCTGATGATTGTAATGTTATTCGTATTGATAATGATTATTTTGTTGTTCCTAATTCCACACACCTTGTTATTCGTAGATTTTTAATTGCTTTAAGAAAAGGAGATTTAGACGTTGAGACTTTATTCTGTTTATGATTCCAAAGCTGAACAGTTCAGTCCTCCGCAGGTTTATCACAACGATATGCTTGCCCTGAGAGCTTTCGAAGGGATAGTCAATGATGATAAAATGCTTATTAAAAAATACCCTGAAGATTTTACTTTGTATTATGTTGGCAATCTTGGTGACGTCGACGGTCGCTATTACGTTGAGAATTGTGACGAGTCCCGTATTCCTGTCATGGTTGGTCGCGCCATAGAGTATGTGCAGACTATTGACAATAACTCTACTGAATGATAATCTAATAAAGAGCGTATCAGAAAAAGGACGATCTCATGGAGATCGCCCTTTTTTTGTACGCTACGCCCGCCGCGTCTAGGCGCCTGCGAAAGGAGGTGAAACTATGAAATTTAAGACAGCTTATGATCCCGTAGAAGAACATGATCACTGTGGCATTGAGTTTACCATGCCCTCTCTTACGGTTCAGGATGAAAAAGATGAAACTGATATCAACTACATCGTAAATAAGTATGCAGATGGTCAGAAAGGTATTATGACTCTTGACCTCGGCGATAGTACGCAATACGCTTATCTGCAGTTCGGAGATGCAACGCTTCCCGGTGACTACAGTA